ATTCTTCTTGAGCAGCCATCTGAGCTTCATAAGCTGATACTACCTCTGGTGTCCATACAGCATTTGCAATAGCTACTACTTTAGGTTCTTGGTCTGTTAAGTCTGCACCAGGCGTAAGTACGTGTCTGTGGAATGATGAAGACAATGTAGTGCCATCTTCTAGAACTCGTGTTGCTGTGCGTACTTGGATAGTACCATTTTCTAAAGTTTCAATCTTGTCTGTTACCACTTCTTTTGTTAAAGCCATTTGCTTCTCCTATGTTGTTGTCTGTTCTAAGATTCCACTTAGAGTAATTAAATATTGTATTTTCCTTAAAATTAACTATCTGTCTCGTAAGAGATAACACCACTTATATCAACCCTTCCACCAACCCCAGGGGCATCGTTGGCATTAACAGTTGATATTGAAGAACCTGCAATCCCCACAGCAGACATAGTGATTACACTTGATGCAGAGTTGACAAGAACTGTTGCCTGAGTAAACCCACTTTTATTCAGTCCATAATAGGTTGTACCACCCTCGGATTTCATACCTGTATATGTTCTAGGGGTAAAGGGAATACCTAATATTCTTAAATCTCCACTTGCTGTTGAATGAGAAAACGTAGTTGTTCTGACATAAAAGGAAATCGTTACAAGCCTACCTACTTTTGTATAAGTAGCATTTGTGTTTGCGTGATAAGCAACACTCAAATCACCTGGAGTTTCGAATGTTATTGTAGGAATCCAAGTACCCTCTTCATAGTCATCTAAAACCTCTGATGTCATAGTACCACTACCATCTGAAGTAGCTGAGAAGTCAATACCGTCACCCGAGGTGTTAAATACAATATTGTTATACACTCTTAAATCTTGATTTGATTCTGCTTTCCAAACTCTGCTGCCACCTGTTTGACACTGTAATTGGTCTGAACCTGCTCTATAAAAACCAGTGTTTGTATCAGCTGAGAAAGATATTGACGGGGCAGATGTTGAACCATCACTTACAGCAACACTACCAGTAACATTTAAGTTATTGCTACCAGCATATAGATTATCAATAGTTATCTTCTTACTCGTGCCACCATCATTAATAACTAATTCTTCTGCTCCATCTGGTGCGGTTAATGCGGTTAATTCACTAATTTTCTTGTCTGACATAATTCTTCCTAATTTATTATCGGTTTAATAAGTTGTGGTAATCATATCACATAATTACCGTCTGTGTTTCTAAAGTGCGTTTCGCAATATTCCCTTGTTGAGATTTGTACTAATCCGCTTTGATCTGTTTCAACAGATAGAATAACAAACTCCCTATCTCTATCAAGTAAATCAGATTGTATAGTAATAACATCGCCCACTTCTAAATGGGCGTTCTTAACAGTCGTGGCGAATGATAATGCCAATGGTGTTTGTTTCAGCCTATATAAAGCCGTACCATCTCCAGTACCAGCACCAGTTGCTGTGAATACCGTGCCAACATTGTTATCAGCAGAGCCAATTAACGTAAAGTCAGTCGTGCCAGCAGTCTTGATTGCGTAGATTTTACCAATAACAAACTCGCCACCATTATGTAAACCCTCACTATAACGCATTGTATTTAAGGCAATTTGCGTTAATTCTTTAGCTTGAGCGGTATTAGTAACACCTTTAACATCAAGAATTTTCTCAATGGTTTGACCATCCCACGTTTGTAAATCAGTATCTTCAACCATTACTTGTGCTGATAGCCAGTTGTCTTGTGGATTGATATATTTGAATATAATCTTGTTAGCTATCTCAGTATTACCACGCATTGAAACGCTTAATGAATTACTAATAAAATCATCATCATCTAAAATATCGTCAATAGCTGTTTCTTTGCTGTTTACTTTTAACTTCCATTGTGTGCCAGAATGAACAATCTGACCTCTAAACGTGCCTAATACATCTTGAATAACTGATTGAATATTAGCTTGTTGAACGACTGCTAAATTACACGTCCATTCATTATCCTCGCAAATCTGTTTAGCATCCCATATTGACGAATAATCAATATCAGCATCAGCAATAGACAAGGTATCACGCAACAAATCTAAGATAATCTCGGCTGGGTTGTTTGAATATATCGGGTTTGTATAGTAAGTAGTCGCACTGGCTAACACTCTTATCTTCTTACCCTTTAACTCAACGGTTAAATTATCAAACTCAGTATTCTTATTGTCTTGAGCATCAAATACTTGGTGAACAGCTAAATATGCCACATCTTTTGGAACTTCAATTACCGAGTTGATGTTAGTATTGATTTTGAAGCTGTAAATTCTTAACTGCTTTGATGATAAATTGCCATTATCTAAAACTTCCCATAATGCGTCAAACTGTATGCGCCAATATCTATGAGTTTCAGCGTGATCTACATTAATTGTAATTATTTCGTCTTTGCTAAATGAATAGTCATCACCAGAATTAGCATTAGTCCACGTTGTATTATTATCTGAATATTGAATCGTCCAGCTTGTACCAACCTCACGCCCAGTATCTACGTTGTGAGCCAGTGTAAGCTCCATTGACGAGGCATAAGCAGTAGCACCCATATCAATACTCACATATTCACCAAGACCGTTAGAATTAGACGTTAACCAATATGTAGCGTCATCATCATCAAGTAGATTATCTCTATTAGCTGAAGTATCACCAGTTGATAAGGTTAAATTAGCCTCGCCAACTGAATATCCAGTGATCGTTGTAAATGCGTCATTAGCATATGTGTTGTCTTTGACGAACTCAATATCATTAATCGGCTCACGCACTGTATTAGCATTGTGCCATTGCAAGTGTGTATATTCATTTGCGTACCTATCGGAATAAGTACCAGATACATCTAATGTCTTATCATTGGCATAAATCTTTAATACATCTTCAATGGTGTGACCAGTAAGCGCAATAATTGACCAGTAATCACGATTGTAGCCATTTGCAGAATTATCATTATTAACAGCGCTATTAGTTGTTTGCCAAATGATATTTCCCGCAAGTCTATTTTCACCATAGACAATTGATACTGGTGAATAATTATCCTTGGTTGTCTTTAGCTTTTGACCAGCGTATGAATCAGAGCCAAACATATCACCCATTGATGGTGCTAATGCCGAGCCAGATATAGAAGCGCCGACTAATGTAATCGCACCAACTGTTAAATAATAAGCAGCACCAGCAGTAGCGCCACTTAATAGAGTTGTTGCTAATGTTGGCGCATAAAATACTAATGCTATTCCAGCAATAGCTTTAAAAATGTTACCTATACCCATATTAACCCCTTATTAAACAATATTCTGTCTGCCCCAGTAAACCATATCGCTCATAGCGCCAACAATAGATGTAAATTCATTTTGATTATACGTTCTTGATGGGTATGGTTTGTTCCAATGAACAAACGGCGTTGTTAGTGTAGCCGTTAATGCTTGTTCAGTCGCACTAAATGTATCAATTACGCCATTAAATAGATAATAAGCATCAGTAGTTTGAGCAGTAATAAAATCGTCCATATGAATGTAAGGATAATTATTAATATCTTCAGAATGAATAATACCGTAATCATAATAATCAGCGCCATCGCTTTGAGCATTGGGCGTATAGATAAATCTAATAATTCGTGCCTTATTGTTTCGCCATTCAGATGCTAATGCTTCCCTTGTTAGTTCACCATTAATATTATCAATGGATAAGCTTACCGAGTCAGATGACATACTAAAATCTTCATTCAATCTATCAAACGTAATAGACAAAGGCGTGTAATCATTAGTATTGTATTTAACAAACATTTCGTGGTCAGTAAATCTAAGCACCTCATCTAAATTACCCTCAAAATCATACATATCAAATTCAAACAAGTGAATGATAGCAAACGCATCATCAGACCTTACATAATTACTTAAATTTTTACTCATAATACCTCTACAATATCTGCTCTACAAGAATACAAGCCGTTTATATTTCTATCATATTTAAACGAATCTTTCATAAATATAGCTTTAGTAATAGCGCCCGCACCCTCAGTAATTAGCTTATCGCCAGCTTCAGTTGTTATAAAATAACCAGCTTCAGTTTTTAAATACTCAGTCAATATAACACCATTATCTGGCATACCGAAGTCACTCATAATGCCACCACGCATACGATAGAACTTCAGCAATGCTAAGAATACAGTTTCAGATAATAACCACGATAACGTCCATTTCTTACGCAGTCCACCCCTATCTTTAATGTGTCTGGCTGATTGTCCAATATTAGAAAATAATGACGTTGATAGATACTCATAGTTCACTTGATACGGCGTTGCTGTTTCCATTAACGTAATGAATCCTGTGTCAGCTGTTGTTACTGGTGAATAGCTTGATGCTTGAGTAAATAAGTCTTGATATTCTGGATAATCAAAGAACACGCTTGATATTAGCTTGATCGTGCCAGTATATTTTAAATCAACACGAACAGAGAATTTAAACTCTCTAAAGGCATAAGTTGAAGCGTTAGAACCTGCTATATATTTATATCTTGCGTCTATTTCTGATAGTGTTTCTTGGCTTGTATTAGATAATTCAAACGTATTAGAATGATTTATTTCATAAGCTGAAT